CCGAAGATACCGTTGGATTACGCCCTCAGATGGATGGAAAATAAGACTCTTCCCGGCAGGGGTATCTTCCCGAAAGATTGGCAGAAGCGGCTGGCCCGCGCCTGGTGCGCCGCCGCGTTGGAGGATGTCCGAAAGGGAATTTCGGGTTCTCATAGGCAAAAAATTCCCAAAGGTTACGTAAACGGAGAATCCCCGGCGATGCACCGCATGGGCTTGATTCGTGAGGTGAAGGAGAAGCGTTCCCAACTGAGGGTTTTGCAGAACAATGGGGATGATTGGCGCGAGGTTCATGCGGATTTGGAAAAATTGGAGCGAAAAATAAGCGAGGTTGAAGGGGGTGAAAAATGAGTTCCTCTACGTTGGAGCGTTTACCGCCTCATTCCGTCGAGGCCGAACAGGGGCTGATCGGTTGTATTTTGCTGGACCCGAACGCAACGCTGGCATTGTGCGCGGAGCGGCGGGTTTTGGCTCCGATGTTTTACGACCTGCGCCACGCGCAACTTTATTTTGCCTTAGTGCAATTGGAGGAGGAGAAGGGATTGATCGACGTGGTGACATTGAGTGAATGGCTCGCTAGGCATGGGAAAACGGAACAAGTTGGGGGATTGAGTTATGTGATGAGCCTTCAGGACATCGCACCGAGCGCGACAAACGCGGTTTATTACCTCGATATTTTGCGGGGTAAGTGGCTCCTGCGAAAGTTGCTGTCGATTACCGCGGACGCCCAGCGCCGGCTGTGGGAACACACCGGATCGGAGGAAGATTTCGTCCTCGACGTGGAGGACAGAATATCTCAATTGACGGAAGACCACGCGGCGAAACAGGCGGAAGTGACGATGAGGAAGGTCATCGCGGATGTGGTAGATGACATGGAGGAGCATCGCATGGTTCGTGGCAAAACCCTCCTCCGGGGTTTGCCTTTGGGAAAACCTGGGTGGTATATCGACAAGATGGTGATGGGGTTGAGGGAAAACTATTACGCGGTGCTGGCCGCGCGGCCGGGAGATGGCAAGACGAGTTATGCCATGAACCTGGCGGAGTATCTGGCGTTGGATTACGAATGGCACGAGAGAACTGGGCAGATGGTTAAAAACGCCGAAGGGGAAGACGTGCCGGAAACGCGACTGAGAAAAGGAGTTCCCGTCGCGGTATTCTCGCTGGAGATGGATGAGAAAAGTTTGGGGTACAGGTTATTGTTTAGCCGCGCCAACGTGGACCTGGCAACGTGGAACGAGGGTTTCCCCAAGAAGGGGGCGAATGAATCCTTGATCGAGAAAAGTAAAGAGTTGATAAAAGCCAACATTTACATCGACTCCACTCCCAGCCAGACCATCGGTCAAATAGCCGCCAAGGCCAGGCGCATGGTCAAGCAGTACGGGATCAAGTTGTTCATTCTCGATTACTTGCAGTTGGTGGAGTTGGATCATGGCTCCGGGATGGATCGCGTAGCGGAGTTGACGAAGGTGAGCCGGAAAATAATGAGCCTCGGAAAGCAGTTGAAGGTGCCTTGGCTGGTGCTCGCGCAGATGAACCGCAACATCGAAACGACGGAAGTGAAGCGGCCGCCGCAAATGAGTGACTTGAAGGATTGTGGGAGCATCGAGCAGGACGCGCACGTGGTCATCATGTTGTATCGCCCGGAATTGAAGCGGCGATCCAAGAAGGATGACGGCCCGACGGATGAGGAATTGATCGAGAGCGCCACGCAAGATGTGCCGTGGGCGCAAAAACCGAAGCGCATCAACGCGCAAGTAGTTAAGAACCGCAATGGCCCCACGGGCCGGGCGGAATTCGTGTTCTCGGGCAACTTGCAAAGATTCGAGGATTTTCACTTGTGGAAGGTGAAGCACGGTTTGGAGTCTTTGAAGTCCGGGGAGGGCCGTAATTTGGTGTTATGAACGCGCTAGAGTTACCGCAACTGAGTCCCACGCCGCATCCTTACGTGCCTTGGCTTACAGACGAGCAGTTGTGCGATTTCATGGGGGGGGAGAATGGACCCGCCGCGGTGGCGGAGATTTTCAATGAGCGGGAGGCTAAAATTCGGAGTGCGGAGGAAGACCCGTTCAACAACGTGTTCAAGCCGCGCTATGTCTTTGAAGATGGAACCAAGGTGGAACCGTGGGATGACGCGGAGAAACTGGCGATGGCCTGGGAGACGGACATCGTGGCGATTTTCGGCGGGAACCGCTCACAGAAATCCCACTTTTGCGCGTGGAAGATATGCCGTAATTTGATGAGGTATCCGCAGTCAATGTTCGTATGCCTGGCGGAGAAAGAAGACACGAGCATCACGCAGCAGCAGGCTTTGATTTGGCATTATTTGCCGAAGCAGTACAAGATGGTGCAGAACCGGAAGGATCGGCGCGGAATCTACAAGGTGAATTACAATCAGTCGAACGGATTTGCCGAAAGAAAGGCCGTGTTCCCCAACCGGACGGAGTTGCACTTTTTGACCTACAACCAGATTGCGACGGATTACGAGGGGTGGGAGTTTGGGAGCAAGCAGGCGCCGTGCATTGCCGTTTGGGCGGACGAGAGTTTGCCCTTGGCGTGGTTGCAGATGTTCCATCGCCGGTTGAAGTATCGCCGGGCCAAGATGGTGTGGGCTTTTACGGCGGTGAAGGGCATCACGCCGGCGATGAAGGAATTGCTGGGAAAGACCGCGCGGACGGAGAGGCACTTGCCGGCGGAGCTTTTGCCCACGACGCGCTGGCATGACTGCCCAAGCGGGAGGATGCCCTACATCCAGACGCCGAGCATGGCGCGCTGCAAGGCGATTTACTTCCACAGCATCTTCAACCAGTTCTACGTTTCCCAAACGCCTGATGAAAAGGGCAGGTTGCTGACCTACTACGACCAGATCAAGGCGCAATGCCTGGGCAAGCCGAGTGACTACATCGCGCGCATCGCGTATGGCGGGGCTAAAGACACTATTTGGAGGGCCTTTCCCAAATTCGGGCCGTGGAACGTGGTGAAGCGGGATCATTTGCCGAAGGTGGGGACGAACTACCGTTTTATCGACCCCGCCGGGGCGAGAAATTGGTTCATCCTTTGGGTGCGCGTGGTGCCGGGGAACCCTCCGATGCTCTACGTTTACCGCGAGTGGCCAGACGTGCCTTCCTATGGGGAGTGGGCCGTGGCGAGTGAGAAGGATATTTCCGCCGAAAGCCGGACGGGATGGGATGGGGTGGCCGGCCCGGCGCAGACCAACTTGGGTTGGGGTTTGGTGCGTTACAAGCAAATGATGTTGGAGAAAGAGGGGCCGGATGAGAAGATTCAAGAAAGCTACATCGACCCGAGGGCGGGGGCCAATCCGCATGCGGAGGAACATGGCGGGACGTGTTTGCTCGACCAGATCAATGAGCCTCAGATCGACCCCAAGACCGGGGAGGTGCTGGCGCCCGCGATGGAATGTTTGCCGGCGAGCGGGGTGAGGATAGGAAGCGTGGACGGGGGAGAGAGCGGCACGGGGCTGGGGGCGGTGAATGAGTTTTTGGATTGGAACACGGATGAACCGATGGTGCCCTTGATCAATGCGCCGCGCTTTTATGTGGTGGAAGACTGTGAGAACGTGATTTGGGCGATGGCAAACTACACCGCGAGAGGGGGAGAGATGGGGGGATGCAAGGACGCGGCGGATTTGGTCCGTTACGCGTGTTTGGCCCCGCTGGAATACGTCAACCCACAAAACATGAAAGCAAGAAAAGGAGGGAGTTACTGATGAACGCAACGGCGCAGGCTGAACAGAGAACGCAGGAAGGGTTCAACCGGCTGCCCTTGTTACTGAGCCGGGCGGAGTATTTGTGGTGGAGTGGATTGAGTGGAGCGGAACTGGACGAAGAGGTCAGGATGGGCAGGATTCCCGTGCGTCAAAGGCCAGCGGAGCCTGGGCGGCGGCGGTATCGGAAGTATTTCAAATGGAATTTGGCGGAAGTCGCGCGACTAAAAGTCTGACAATACTGGAACCAAAGAAAGCCGGGGAAAGTATGATTGAATGGCAACGAGAACGAGGACGGAAGAGGACGGGCTGGTGTTTGCATCCAGCCGTCCGAACATCGGTGAATTGATCGAGGAATTGGGAAGATCATCGCCTTACGCGCAAAATTGGAACCGGTTTTCGACCAACGAAGACATCCGGTTTTGCCGATGGGCCGGGCAATCGAGTGATGGAAAGAAGTGGGATCGGAACATGCCGGAAGGGGAGAAGGCGTTTCCTTTCGAGGGGGCGAGCGACGCGAGAACTTTCACTATTGACGAGGTGATCAATGAGTTGGTGGCGGCGGAAGTGACCGCTTTCTGGCGGGCGCAGGTAAGAGTCCATGCCAGCCGTGGGGACGCGGAGAACATCGACGCGGCTTCGTATGCGACCAAGCTGTTGCAGTGGGTGCTGGGCACGAAGCAATATCGGGAGTTGGTGCGGGAGGTGGAGTTGCACGCCCAATACACCCATACGTACGGGTGGAGCGTGCTGTACATCACCTGGCAGCAAGAGAAGTCCCTGCGGCTGGTGACGCAGACAATGGATGAAGTGTTGGAACTCGCGCGCCGCGCCAGCGCCCAGGTAGAGGGGGGGGACGAATCGCCCGAGGCCGCTCTGATGGCGCAATTGCCCACGTTGCTGTCCGATGGGACGCAGGACGATTTGTTGGCGGACTTGATGACGGGCATGGTGGAAGGGTTGACGTTGAAGCGGGCGCGGAAGGCAATTCGAGATTTACGCGAGACGGGCACGGCCAAGGTGCCAATGCCATTCATGGTGCGAGATGAGCCAAGCGTGCGGGCCTTGAAGCCTTGGGACGAAGTGGTGGTGCCGAACGATTGCATCGACATCCAGCAAGCGAGGGTGGTGTTCGTTAAAGAGTGGGTAACGGAGGTGGAGTTGCGGGCGCGGCAGGCCACGGAAGGGTATAGCCCGGATTTTGTGGAGGAAGCCTGCAAGAGAAAGGGCCAATTCACGAGTTGGAGCGCAGGGGCGAGCCAAAGCGGCCTCGCGGGGAGCGAGTTGAGTTGGGTGTCTCCGAATTTCGCGCCGTACGGTGAGAGTAAGTTGATTGAGTTGGTGCATGGCTACGCCCGCATGGTGGATGAGGATGACGTGCAGGGCATCTACGTCACCACGTTTCACGCGGGGATCAAGCCAGGGCGCGACGGCGAGGCCGCGGCGTATGCGAAGCATGAGTTGCTGGAATACGCTCATGGACGCATGCCCTTCGTGGTGCGGAAGCGTGAGCATCTGGCGCGGACGATCACCAGCAGCCGCGGGCTGCCGGAAATATTTCACACCACGCAACGGAGCCTCAAGGTGCAGGAAGACGCGGTGACGGATTGGACTTCTCTGGGAGTGATGCCGCCCATTTTAGTGCCGAGCTTGATGGGGGTGGATCATCGCTTTGCCCCGGCGAGCCAGATCCCTTTGGGGGCCTCCCACATGGGAACAGGGAGGGAACCGCATTTCATGCAGATGCCGGCGATGGGAACGAGGGTGGCGTTCGACTTGATCGACCGTCTGGAAAGAAGGATTGACCGTTACGCGGGGAGGGTGCGCGCGGATGAGCCGGAACAGGGAGCGCAAATCAAGATGCAAATGATGATCCAGAACAGCCTTTCAAGCTGGACGGAGGCTTTGCAACAAGAGTTCGCGTTGTTGGAGCAGTACCTTCCCGATGAGGATTGGCAGAGGATCACCGGGGGGGCGGCCCCGAGCCGTGATGGGGTGACGATCTCGCGGCAATACGATTTCAACATGACGTATGACGTGCGTGAGTTCAGCACCGAGTTCGTGGAGGCGAAGTTGAAGCTGATCAAGGACATCATTTTGCCGATGGACGCGGCGGGGGTGATCGACAAAGCGAAACTGGTGTCGCTGCTGATGCGGGCCATCGACCCGACTTTGGCGGCGGAACTGGTGGCGAACAAAGAGAACGCCCGGCAGCAAATCTTCAACAAGGTGAAGGCTGATC